CCGTTGCAGCCGCCATACTGATTGCAGGAGCAGCACCACCGGAAGATGCAACGGGGGCCGTACCGGTGACGCCCGTTACCGTACCAACATTTGCAGTAGCTCCCGCAGCAATCCCGTCTAACTTAGTAACCTGTTCTTTTGTCTCGTATCCATCTACTGACGCAGTTGCTGCTGGCAATGCTATGACGGGAGCCGCGCCACCACTTGAAGTAACGGGAGCAGTCGCCGTAACTCCTGTAACTGTTCCGACGTTTGCGGTAGCACCAGCCGCTATGCCATCCAGTTTTGTGATCTGTGCGGCAGTTGCGGCCCCTGGAACCGAAGCAGTAGCGGCGGCGAGTGAAATAGCCTGTCCAGCAATAGATAACCCGTTGCCCGTGCCTATCGTGGCTGCAGCGTGTTGTGCCGCAGTAGCCGCTTCAAGGGCGGTGATTTGCGCAGCCGTAGCATATCCAGGCGCCGCATTGGTGGCGGCAGGAATGGAGATGGCGGGAGTAGCCCCCTCGCTCGATACCACGGGGGACGTGCCAGTAACGGCAGTAACCGTACCAGAACCGAGGGTAGGAAAGTCGGTAATGTCGGCCTTGACGTGGACATGAACGGTCGGAGCCTTGCCAGCAAGGTCGGTAACTAATGCAGTAACCTGGCTTTCTGCCAGGACTAACGGGTCTGTTCCCGCCGCCTCGTGGGTATCGGCATGAATCTTGGACACATGTAAATCTGTTCCAACAAGGTCTTTATGCAGCATCGTCTTCTCCTATACCCACCCTTCGATTTCCGCTACTTGGCTTATCCACAAGAGAAACCACCTTAAAACGGGGGAACCGTCAAGGGCAAAAATCAGTTCTCCACTATTGGAATAGATCCGAGCATCCAACGTGAGCCTTTCGTTTTTGACATAAGACTCGTTTTCAGAACCTTGGGCCGTCCACGGCATAAAACCCTCCAAGAAGAGGGGCGGAGTTATTGGCCCCGCCCCATTGAATTGCTAGGCAGCGGCGCGGAAAACGACGTAATCAATCTGCGCCTGATTTCCAGTATTTGCCGCCGTCAACGTGATGACGAGATGGCCTGCCGATGGAATTGCACTCGCAATGTAGGCAGCCTGTGTGGGGGCTACGCGGAACGTGCAAGTAACTTTGTCTGTGGCGGCAACGCCCGCGATGGCGGTGTCCAGTGTGGCACCAGAACCAGACCATGTGATTGTTCCGGCATACTTAGCCACATGAGACGGCACAATGCCCGCTGCAAGTTTCGCAAGGGTTACGTTTGCATCGGCAATCTTTACGGTTGTAACTGCTGCAGTATTGAGTTCGGTGGCGGTTATGCCCCCAACCAAAGCAGCCACAATATCAGAAACGTTGAAATAGGGAAATTGTTTTCTAGCCATACATCACCGCCCTAGGCGATGTCGGTTACGAAATAGATGAAGGTTGCGACCAATCTCCCCGCTGTGATGGCGCCCGTGCAGGTAAGATAAATGCTAGTATCGGCAGCAAGGGCAATCCTTGACTGCGTATCTGCCTTCGCTACGCCCTGAATCAGCGTGTCTGCGGTCTGCCCCGTTGTAACCATGTCCGCCATGAACTGCGCCCCTGCGGAGGCAGAACCAAGCGTGACGGCTGTTCCACCAGCCAAGGCGGTCGTCCAATAACCGGCAATGTCAAGAAGAACCGCATTGATGGGCAGCTTTCCGAGAATGTAGTCCCCGATAGCCCCACCCATCTTGGTGAAGTCATAAACGAACGTCTTTGCCTTTACCGTCTTGAGTTCTCCGTTTCCAAAAACGGGTTCCCCCTGAACGGGCAATCCAGCATCGTATACAGTTGCCATTTAAAGTACCTCCTTGGATACTCTCCCGCGTTGCGGGATTAATCTGGGGAGGCAGTCAGGAAACTGCCCCTCCCAGTAAGTTCTTGCCTGCGTCTTCTCTGGGCCGGTAGAACCCATAATCAGGTTCCACTCGCCCTCGGAAAGTTCGATGGACTTACCCATTTTCCAGTCTTCGGTTCTGCCCGAGATGGAAAGGGTTATGTCCTGTTCGCTTGCATTTCGGACTAGCACGTTAGGCTACTGTCACTCCCTGAAGCAAGCCACAGCTCATGGGGAAGTCGCAAACGAGCTGAAGGGTGATGCCAACTGAACCCTCGATGACCTTGGTGCGCTTGATAGGCTCCATGTCTACCCAGCCGCTCCATGAGAGGTTGTCCTTGGGGTGAACGATGAGGAACATGTGGTCGGTGTTGATGAAGTAAATCTCGCCGGTCGGAACCTTGTCGCTCCACATAATATCGGTGCCCCAGAACTTGGGGCCGTTTTCGCTGACGGCTTGCTGCGTGTTCTGGAAGCCGACCTTGGCGAAGTTCATGCTCCAAAGCTTTTCCCAGATGGCCTGTGTGGTGACGATAAGGTCGGGGAACTTCTTGCCGAGCTTCTTGCACTCGTTCATCTTGGTTGCAAGCATCTCGTACGTGAGTGCGCCAGCGGAGGCCGTGAGGTTGGACTTGTAGAAGTAGCCAGACGGAACGCTGCGGTCGATGTCGCCGACGGTGGCGTAGTTGGTGTAATCAAGGAATTCGTGGACAGAGGTGATGGCACCTGTTGCACCAGCAACCATGAGGTCGCTTGCGAGGGTGCTCTGGAGGTTGTCCTTGATACTCTGCATGGTGACGGTCAGAAGGTTGACAATCTGCGCCTTGTCGGAGTTTTCCATAATGTCGATCTTGTTCAGCGCATTTCCGCTGAAGTAGTGCGACCAGTGGAAGTGGTTTTCGGTCAGAACATCACTCTGAACGATGGTCAGGGTGTCGGTCTTGACGTACGGGCCACCGGAACATGCCTGCGAGTTGATAAGCGGAACCTTGATGATGGAGCCACCGCTGACCTTGCGCGTCTTAGCCATGAACCGCTTGATGAGCGGGTCATCCTGATAAATGTTGTTGACGAGAGGAAGGTAATATGCCGTAGTTGCGGCATCGAGTTGACTGATAATGGACATTTGAGTCCTCCTGTTAGTTTATGCGAGCGAGTCCCAGGCCCCCTCAAGCTGGTCTCCGGCTTCCCGGAAGTCCTTGGGATGGATGGTTCCCTTTGCTGCACCCTTGGAGCCGCCCTCTACGACGGTCTTTCCACTGATGCCTTTTTTAAGTTCGTCTAGACGGGTGTTAGCCCGCTTCTCCACAATGGAATCAAGTGCTTCGGGGTGGAGGTCGTAATATGTTGCTTTCACAAGACGTACGATTTTTTCAGGTGAGTCCACCGCCTTGTCGGACAGTGCATCGACCCTCTCCTGTAGTTCGAGGAACAGCTCATCACGATCTGGGCCGGATAACTCAACACCCTCTTTTGTAAGGGCCGTAAGGCCACTTTCGAGTGCGGTATCCGTTTCACCGAGCTGTTGCTTCTCTGCGTACGAGAGAGAAGATTTCACGCCCTCTTCCAACTCCGCGAGTCTGGTTTTCAATGCAACCACTTCGGGGTCGGGTTGAGCAGCAAATGGGTCAAACGTGGGAGCTTCCTCTTTTACGGGGGGCGCCGGTGTTTCCAGTTGCTTCTTGAGTGCGTAAAATTCTGCCTTCTGACGGTTTAGGGCTTGCGCCTTCGTGTCATAGTTGACGCCGTACGAAGCCCACTTTAGAAGTTCGGCCTGGTCTTTAGGTGTCCACTCCTTCCCCGCTGCCTTGAACTTGAACTTGGAACCATCCCACTGCGCCACTTGTGAAGGGGCGTTCTCAGTTGATGATGGCTGCTCCGTTCCTGCGTCGTCGGGGGTTACAGGCTGTTGGGCCGCGAGGGCCTGAGTTTCGTCCGTATCGGTGAAGAACGATTCAGGACTTCCCGACGTTACAACGTTGCCTTTGTCTTCCAATGGCATAAATCCTCCTTAGGGATTTTTATGTCCAATCTTCGGTCAGGTATTGCCCTGCCAGTGCGTTAATCTTGTCCATGTTCTTGCCTGTCCAGACGTTGTGTTTAACGCTGTCATGCAGGGTTGAGGGAATATAAATTACGTCCTCCTTGTTAATGTGATGCCCGTCGCTGTTGGGAAACCATGAGTTCAGGAGGTTCCAACCAAGAAGGCGGCGTTTGGCGCGAGACTTTCTCCAAGACACTCCCTGACCGCCCCTCCAATTTCCAATAGATATCTTGGCGCGGGTTTCGGGAGACATAATGCGCCCCATCAGCGTGGCAGACGTTTTTGCGCGAGTTTCAGGGGATGGATTCGCGTGCGCAACGCACAACCTTGCACATGTTTCCGGCGATGCTTTATGGCCGGTAAGTGTGGCAGATATCTTTGCCCGTGTCTCGGGACTCGTAATATGTCCCTTCTGTGCCGCAGATACCTTCGCCCGAGCGACATCAGATTGCGGAACCCCCACGTGCGGATTAGAGCGTCCGGTGAGAGATGCTGATATTTTCGCCCGCATTTCGGGAGTGCGAACGAATGCGCCCTTGGGCATTAAGTCCTCCTATTGAATGGGTGGGGCTGTTGGTTCTGTTACCGGTGCTGCCGGTTCTTTAGTCAACGTCACCTTATCGCCCACGACAGCAGTCACCGTAAGAACGTCACCTTCGACGACGCCCTGTAGCGCTTCTACTGGAACGTCAAAGGTAGATGTCGGTTCAACGGGGGGCATGTCGGGGGTGTTGTTAATTGGCATATTGCCAGGGTTGATTTGTTTTGAAGCGTCGCTTGAAAGGCCGCGTGACCTGTTGGCAAGGGCGTTTCCGAGCATTTTTGCATTTAGGGCCATTTTACCTCCTAGGTAATTCCGAGCGTAGTTCTGAGTCCGGCTATCCGACGAAGTGTCTCTTGCATTGTGCTGTCCGCATTAGGGAATACTCCTTGCATGGCGGGCGGAGTCACGGGAGCGGTTGGTGCAGTCGGTACGATAGGAGAGTTTCCTAATCGCCGTTTAGCAATCTGTTGCACCAACGCACTTTTCGGGGTTGTCACGTTATTGGGTAACACCGAGACCTCCTTGTGGCGGGTTCTGTGGCGGGGTTGCCGCCTGAATCTGTGCCAGAGCCGCCGCCTTGATGCGCTCCTGTGCACGACCAATGATTCCAATGAGAACGGGGTCGCCCGTAAGTTCACCCAGTCCTTCGGGGTCAATGATTTTCAGATTGACAAACTGGTTGCCAAGGTTCATCCTCATTTCCTTGTCGGCAGGAAGGGCCTCGGAGTAACAGATAGAAACATCGAATACACTGTCCATCTGTGTAGGGTCGGGCTGCGTTCCCGCAATGTCCACCCACTGGTCGGATGTGTACCACCGCATGAGTTCTACTGCCATGAGGCCCCACAATCCAACGGCCCGCTGTATACCATCTGCCTTGAGTTCCTTGATGGTCTTGCCCGCCTCTTGCAGGGCAACGATGGCACTAGCCGCCGTCACACCACCAGAGGTCGCGCCGTAGTTGACTTGCCGTACGCCGCTGATGTCGGGCATGATGCCCTGAAGCATCCCCACGGTGTTTTGCCAAGCGGGGGAAAGGGGGATGGTTTGCAATGCCGCAAGGTCATAGTCACTCTTGTGGACAAGGCCAGGTTCGTTGGAGAGGTGGTCGGGCATGCCCTGGTCTTTAGTAATCCACTGGCTGTTCTGCGTCAGCATCAGATTGTCCAGAAGATAACCCAGCGTCTTCATAAACGACTTCTGGCTGCCCCACAGATCGCCAACCATCGACTTGCGCTCTCCAGTAGATGTATCATCGACCACGTAGTCCACAATGGGAATACGCCGGAAGGGATAGGTCAGTTCTTCATCGACAAATGGCTTCTTTGGAGAAGATGCTGCCCAGATGATGTGTCTCCCATTGGGAAGTGTCGCATCGGGGTTGTACCACGACTCGATGACCTCAACGCCCTCGGCATTGGTGAACTCGTCCTTGGCGTCGGTCTGTGTTTCTACTCCATACTTGGTTAAAACGTAGAAAGGAGAACGCAGGTGACGCACATGACAGTATTCAGCGTCATCAATGGTGTGGGCGAGGGGGTCGATAAATATGTTGAAGGGGGAAACGGTATAAGAGCCGATATTCCCGTCCCCGCCATCATCCTGTGCGTCCCAGAAGATGCCCTGATAGCCCCTGCCATAAATAAGCATATCCAGCGTGGCCCGCTTTACGTCCTCTGCCACGTCCTTGTTCTCATAAACCGCCTTGAGCGCGGTTGAGAGTAGTTCCGCCGCTGGCATATTCACAGACTTTGCGGGGTTGACAAGGATGGAAGGGTGTTTCAACTGCAACATGGCGAGGAGTTGTAAGACGTTGGGCTTGATATAGTTTATTTCTGGCTTGGACGCACCCTCATCAACGCCACCAACGTGACTCCAGTGGTCGCCGAGGTAAAAGTCGCGCCAGTCGCGGCAGTCTGATAAGTAGGAACTGGCGAATGACTTTGCGGTTTCATAATCGTCAGCGAACAGGTGCTCTAATTTAGCCATGTAACTCCTTCTTCGAAGCGGTAAAGACAACTCTGTCGGCCCATTCCGCTTTCTTCCCTTTGTTCCACTGGGCGACGGGACGGAGATAACCAACAACGCGGCTGTAGACCTCGCAGGGCTGACGCTTCACAGCGGGAATGGTGATGTTGCCTACAATCAAGTCATCGGTCACTAGAGCCTCCTCATCCAAATGTTTTCTTCCTTGTTGGCGGCAAATATCCCCGCGATTCTTTTAGCTGCAGCAGACATCATGGGAACTGGACTTACTCGCGCCCGCTCCATTTGTGCTTTGTACTGCTTCCTCCCCATGAGTCCGTACCTTATGGCGTCCATGAGGTCATCGGCTTCCTTGAGGGGCTTCCCGTTACGCCAGACATAGTTCCGTGCCTCATCTTTCGTCTGGAGGCAGGTGTCCATGAGGCAGAACTCCCCCGCGTTTATCATTCTGGAGACCTCTGAGATACCCTTGTCCACATCGTTGATGGCGGCAAGAAAGGCGATTTCAAGGCCGTTCTTCTTGAGCCACTTCTTCATCTCTGCGGCTCCCTGTGGGTTGGAGGGGTCGTAGTACACCCTGCGGACACGGTACTTCATCAGGGGTTCAAGGTTGTTCTCTACGTGCGTCTCGTAGTCGATGGCGGACGCCTCGTATTCCCTGAACTGGTACACGACCCCGTTTTCCTCAAAGAAGTAAGCGAGGGCCGTAGGGTGCCCAAACCCAAAGTCCATGCCGCACCAGACTTCGGCGTTCTCTGGAGGTTCGCGGTAGGGGATAATGGAGCCTTTTTTCAGGTCGTAGACCAGCCCAATTGCTGCCGTGAACTCTCCGAGATACCGCATCGCAAATTCTGCGGGGGCCATCTCTTTCCGCAGCCGCTCGAACTCTTCTTTTGGAAAGGCGGGATTGGCGGTAGAGGGACACTGGATAAACTTGTAGGCGGGGTTTCCGCTCTTCCATTCCTCATACGGTTCGTCTGCAAGCCATGCCTGCGTCTTCCCTGGATAGGGGGTACTTAGTCCGCAGAGCTGTCCGTCCCTCATTAGAATTCGAGACTGCAAGGCAATCCACACCTGCCTGCGGCACTGTGCTATCTCGTCGATGATAATGCCATCATACTGGCCGCCCTCAAGAAGGTCGGGTTTGTCGGCAGAACCGAAGAAGATTTCGTAGTTCGTTCCAGCGTAGCAACGCCTCTTCTCCGACCATGCACCCTTGAGCGGGGTGTGGTCAAAGTAATCTCTGACATACGGCTTGGCAATCTGTTCGACAAACTGGAAAGAAGGCTCTGTTACGAGATACCTTCCGCCGTGCTTTTTCCGCATCAGACGCATAAGCTTGATGGGGATTGATGAAGACTTTCCAGCGCCCGAACCGGCAATGAACATCAGGTAGGTCGTCAGGCAATCGTCGAGGTATTCCCTCTGAAACGGGTTGGGGTCTTCCTCAATACCACCAGTGGGAGATATTCTCCATAGTACCGGTTTGCCCTTGGCGTCAGTCAGCAAGGTGCTTTTCGCTTTCTACTTCCGTAGGCCAGTCAGGGACGGCCAGCTTCTCGTCATGCGTGGTTTCGTCTTGCAAGTCCAAAAGCAGCTTCGCAGCGGTTGTGATGTCTGCCGCCCGAAGCATGATCTTCTTCTCTTCCAGTAGTTCACTACCCCGCCTGATGATCTGAATGAGCGTGGCCTTCGCCTCTTCGCACTTATTGGCAACACCGGCGTCATACAGGCCCTTGAGGGCGAGGTCGTTTAAAACCCCTTCCATGACGTTGACCCACTCGTCCCAGTGTTCAGAGGTAGACCAACCCTTCAGGGTGGAGAGTTTGACCCCAGCATAGAAGCCCACCTTCAGAAGGGAACGGTCTCGGCCAAGCATGAGATAGCTCTCTCTACAAGCCTCGTGCTGTGCGTAGGTATACTCCTGCCGATTGAACGTCTTTCTGACGGGTTTCTCTGACAAAACGATGGGTTCCTGCGGCAAGGCAGGGATGATTTCTGGGCGGAGCTTAGACATATGGGCAGTCCTCCTATACATATATACGCAAGGTCGGGCGCCCTTTTTCCCTCTTTTACCCCTTATTGTGAATACCCTCTTCACTATCCATTCTATCGTCAGTCTGGGGGCGGGCTGCCCTGCCAGTTACTATGCCGCCTTCTTCACACAAACCTTCCGGCCTTCTTTTTTTTCCTCCGAAATCGGTGTCTCCAGACCCCCCTAAAACCTGCCTTCCGTTAGTTCCCAAGCGGATTCTTTTTTCCCCGAAACGGGCCTTCTTTAGAAAAAGGGGGCCGTTCCTCTTTCCTCTGGGGTCAGTAGGGAGGTTTCTAAAAGAACCATAAGTCCAGTCGGAGAGTGATATATCTACACCCCCCCACCCCGAAACCCTTGTAGGGGGCTGCATGGCCGAAGAGGGAAAGGAGTCCCCGACCCCAACCCAAAGCCCCACCAGAGAGAAGGAACAAAGACACCACCTACGCGCACGTGAGGTAAAGATAAGACACGTGCGCGTGTAGAAGCCATCCCTTGATGTATTGGCAAGTAGTCAGAGGGTATAGGTGATTGGAGATGCCTGCACTGCACACTACCCGCGCCTGGCATGATGTGAACACCGCCCGAACCCTTGCCCTATCACCCGAAGAGCCTTGACTTAGGAAACCCCTATTGACAGGTTAACGGATACCCGTATGATATGGACAGGCGAGCAGAACACACAGCCCGCGCCTAGAAGAGCAAGCGCCTTGACAACCAACCACAGCGAAGCCACCGAGAAGCCCGCAGCAATCGCGGACTTAGGTTAAGCCGACCCCGCACCACTAAGTGATACACTGACGGCAGCCTACGGGTTGCCGTGAACGTATCGCAGAGAGACCCGACAGGGAAAGGAGAAACAACATGAGCCGACCCGTTGACCTCAACATGGGAACCACCGAAGGGCTAAACGCCGAATGGGAAGCAATCCAACAGAAATGCGAATACACCATGAAAATGGCAGAGAACCAACAGAATGGACAAACAAAGGTACAACACCTCCACGTATGCTACGACACACGGCGCGGCTGGTTTGGCTACGTCTGGAACCTCTGGTTTGAGAACGGAAACATCGTAGCAGACGAGACCGCCGACCTGTCATTTGCAAACTGGGATGGTGATAAAGACCCCCGCAACTACCTGAGACGTTTTCAGCCTCGTCTATCTCGTTGGACGTTAACCTCCTGCTAGATATGCTGAAGGGAGCTGGCACACGGCTCCCTTGAACGTATCACGTAGAACGAGCGCAGACGCGCAAAGGAGTTGACATGACTACACTAGCCGCAACCCACCACATGACACCCAAAGGAGCCACCGCCGTTTTACTCGCATTCAATAAGCACGTTGGAGAGGCTGGCGGCATCATCATCATTGACCGACCCGAAGGACTCCAAGGACACTACACCACCAACCCCGGGAACATGGCGGGCCGGATGGTTATGATTGACACCTTGACGCCTCTTGACCCGCCCGAACTCAACGACCCCGCCACCCTTGCTGATGCAGTTAATACCGCACTAGACAACGCTGACTGACTGCCCGACGAGCCGGAAACGGCGAAACACGGCCAACGAGACACTCCCGCGCCGTGTCGCAGTAGGTCTCGAAACGAGACCGTCTACCCCAGAGAGCCGAGAGGCTAGGGGTTAAAGGAGCAAGCAATGAATACACTGGCCAGCGTTTGCGCACGAGACATCCAGACCGACGACCTTATGAGAGAAGGGGTATTTGCAATCCTCGGCGGAGATCATGTAGTAATGTTCAAGGACGGTTCAATGCTTCTGGACGCACACAAGGACGAAATCACCGTTACCGAAGTAATGGCGCGTCACGGCTACACTCGCTACGCGCTTATAAATGCGGGAGCCGAAATGACCTTTTGGAATCTCCGGCACGGCCTCCCTTCCGAGTTGTTCGTTCGTGAGAACGGCAAGAGCTACCACGTTGTGATGTTCACTGGATGGGAAAGCGAGAACGGGAACCAGATGAGACAACACCCCCGCTTTCTTGAAGTCGAAGACGTTACAAAGGTAGTGCAAGCCTGCAACGAGGCGGAAGAAATCAGCGACGAAGATTTAGAGGCAGTCGAAGGCTTCTAACCGTCTGACCTCTTCACGGCAGCCAGCCCCCAGGACTGGCCACCGCGAGCAGGCCAACAGCCTACCCTACAGACGGCAGCCGGAGCCGAGAGCCGGACAAGGAGAACAAGACATGAACAGCACATTGAGGGTATTCGCGCGGGATCGGTTTACCTCTGAGGTTGCGAAAGCTTGGAAGGCCGACGGCGAAGGAAACACGGTAGAAAAGCGGAGACACCTAAAAGAGGCCGACGCTATCGCCTGTTACGTTTTAGGCGCTTACTCGCTCGCTGACTTTGCCTTTGTCACTGGGGCGGCATGAACGGCGCAACACTTGAAATCTTGCAGATTGAATGGGAGAGGGCATGGATGGGTGGAGACTTTGCCACGGTGACGCGCATTGACAACGCCCGCGCGATTATAGAAGGACTGCGCTAGAGGGCCGCACGGCGGCTAGGCGCATGGGAGGTTATCATGTCAGACAACAACATAAGGGAAATCATTGACGCACTGAACGACGGGCTTGACCTCTGCATCGCTCTTGAAAAGGCCAACACAGAACATGTAGGAAGAATCAACGTAATCGAGGTAGAGGACGGCCTGCTGAACTCCAAGAACCTGCTGTACGACTTGCTGAATGAGATATAGGAAGCCGAAGATGAGACTATGGAGCGCACTACCCGCCCGAAGGCGGCGGGAGATCATCAACAAAATCCTTAAGGAGGTATGCGATGAGTAAATCACGGAACCGCTGGACATTCTACGACAAAATCGAAAAGGCTCCACGCTTTGGACGTAGAGCCTTTCTTAGAACCGACCGCAAGCAGTATAACCTTGAGAGGTACGTATGGCAAGTATGACACTCCCGCCGGTTGTGTGCCCGTGGCAGGGGTACGAGGAATGCAAAAACTGCGGACTGTACGGAGCTTGTTTCCCCTTAGAGGTGAAGCATGACTGACCGAGAGAACATTGAGTGGATTATCGACCGCATAGCCACAATGGTCAAACAGATGGAGGCGATGCAGGAAGTACTCTCAGCTATGACTAGCTGGATGGCCGCACAGCGTGAGGCGAAGCCATGAGCGAACGCCTTGAGCAGGTAATGGGCGTCGTCGCGCAATACGCCCCGCCCGAAGTCGTCCACGACCTTGAAAAGAGAATCAGAGACATCATGCAGACAGAAAAAGACGAAGCAACGCACTCTTTCCGTGAGGGCCTGTACGAATACCTCTATAGCAACGGCTCACTGGCGAGGCCTTACTAATGCAGGCGCGTAGTATCTGCGAGTTTGCTTGTGCAGTGCAAGCCAGTGACCAGTGCACACCCGACTGGGTAGGGGAACACTGCAAGGACGCTGACCTCTACAACCGTGCAAGGACACGTGCAGGAGAGTTGCCCTTGCACGTTGGATGGGACAGGCTGTGTGTCGAGATTGAACACAGTAGGCACTTCCTCTTTGACGAGCTGCCTGATATTTGTAAAATGGGAATATGGAATGACAACGCCGCCGCTCTCGCGGATTACGCCAAGCGGATAAATGAGCCGGAACTGCCCGCGCAAGTGGCGCGGCTCTGGAACTAGGGAGGCATGAGATGGGGTGGATATGGAATGCCGCTATTTGGTTTGTGATTGGTGCTGCTGCTTATTTTGTGTTTGCCATTATTCGTGAGCTTTTCCGACGGGCAAAGGAAAACTAGTGGGCAAAGATGGAACAAGCCCCAGGTATTGATCTATTTTCAGTTTGCCTCGTTCTCTTCCTTCTCGTCATGGCTTTCTTGAACGGAGCCATCCTTATCCTGACCCTCGCCGAAAAGTGGAGGGCACGCCGCTGGAGGATTAAAAAGGCCAAAGAAGACGCGAAGCTCTTTCTACTAGCGGGCCACAGGGTAAAATAAAGCAGCAGGAAGGGAAAAAGGAAAGCACTCCCTTTCCCCCCCTTGACAATCCCCTCTATACCTACGAAAGGAAAAAGGGAAGAAAAGACCCTCTCTAAGAGAGAAGCTAAGAGAGAAGTTTTTTCTGTTGTCCTTTCTTTGTTCCCATTTTTGTAGACAGGGTATGAAAATGTCTTTACCTTGAAAACGCTCGGAAGAGCGAAACCCCTGATGGTTAGTAACTAAGAAACCTTTCCACTGGAATGTAGCACCGAAAAGACAAAGCCTTCTGTGGGCATATCAATCTACGTTGATATGTCATTTTAGGCACATCCTATGCCCGCCACTGATATTTCGGAAAATTTGGTACGTTTCTATATCTTTGCCCATTTACCCCTCAAAATTAGCCCGCCCGACGGTCAGACGGGCATACCTTTGGCTCGGTTCACTTCCACCGTCAAAATAGGACAAGGTAGTATAGGGTTTCCTCAGACCCTTCACTAAGGGTTCACGATTTCCTTACTATATGGGCTTGCGGAAAACACGGAAGTACGCATACTTGTATCATAGGGTTGTAGGTTTATTTGTTAAAGGAGGCAATTATGCAGACAGTGCAGCAATATGCAGTCCTCGTCAAAGACGAAACGCTTCCAGACTACTGCAAGATTTCCCGCGAAGGCGAGCGCACGTTCCTTGTCAGCGGCATGGCGTCAGATATGGCGAGTCTTGAAAAGATGTTTGACGAAGCCGCGAGGTCGATGAAGCATGAGTGAGGAACCCATCCGCACCATTACCATCAAGGCGATGGGTGAGCTTAACCTCACCCCCGATGTCGTCGGACTCTTTCAATCCTGCGTGAAGATGAATAGCGAACACGGAAAGGAAACGGGCGACTTCTATTTTGAGAACCTGCACGTCCAATATTCTTACGCCGAGCATAAAGTAACCCACGTAAAACATGGGGGACGCAAGAAGAAGTCTGCGCGGGAATTGGAAATTGAAGATTTCAATCACTCATACCCAAATTAAGAAATTACAAAGGAGGAACCATGGCGACAGTGCTGGAAACAAAGGTTGAAACAAATCAGGGAGTGCACGACCCCGCGTTTTTGAGAATCAACGCACTGATGGTGATGGGAGATCTGAAGGCCGCCCTTGCCCTCTGGAACGAAACACTCAATGAACAGTTTGAGAGCGGAATTGCCTATATGAAAGAGAACATCGGCGAAGGGCATGTGGAGAACTAAAATGGCCGCGATAATTAAGAAGGCACCCCTGCAGGTAATACAAACGAAGGTTGGGTACACCCCGATCTTGCGTGGAGACGATTTTGGCTCGCGCACTTTTGACGAGGACAATTCTCCTTACCTGTTCGAGACAAAAGAGGCGTGCGAGGCCGCGTATAGGGTCGGCGAAGATGCCTGTATCGCCATTGCCACCGTCACATGGGAGGAACCGGCATGATAGAAATCAATAAAACGTACACAACCCGCGCCGGTGATGTAGTCAGAAACTTGACAAGGTTAAATAACCCGACTTGGCCCATTGCCGGTATCATCGTTCATGAGAACGGATTTGAGAGTGCCGAGACTTGGACGGAGGACGGGGCGTTTATGTACGGTTCAAAAACGGGAAGAACTGACCTCGTTCCCGTTTCCACGAAGCATGAGGGTTTTGTTTGTGTCCAAGCGGACACTGGCGAGATGCGCGGGCCTGTTTTTGCGACAGGGAAAGAGGCTGCCGATTACAATGACAAGTTCGCAGCCTATAGGCCGTTTGGCATGGTTGTTGCCCACGTCACCTGGGAGGACTAATGATCCGAGTTAAAGTCATCGACGGTAGCGGAAACGAGATAAGTTTTAACATTGAAGACGGAGCCATTGGAACTATCTGGCCGCGCATGTTCAGCAACGATGTCATTTTTGAAATCGACTATATTGGGAAGAAGGGCTGATGTTCGATAAGAAAAGATTAGGGGGCCCACAATTCCGCGCCGTGGAAGCGTTAGAAAAACTTGGCTCCAGCCTTGAACACGCACAACAGGGCGACGGCTACGTACTTTTGAGTAAGCCCTTTCATTCCGACAGAACACCTTCCGTTGAGGTTTTCAGAGATGGGGGATATCGGGACTGGGCCGAGGACACGACGGGCTGGGAAGCGCTTGGGCTAAAATCCATTGGAACTTATCTGGACTTGGAAGAGGCCGCCGAGGGGAGGTTTCAGAAAGTCTGGAATGAACTCTCCCCGCTTTCGGAAGAAGGGAGAGCATACCTGGAGGGCCGCAAGATTTCAACCGAGGGGTTGAAGTCGGACGGCCCCGCTGTGTGTTTTCCGTTGTGGCACGGTGACAAGATGGTGGGGATACAGCGCCGCTTCATTGATGGCAGGGTGCCAAAGAACCGGTGCTTCGCGGGGAGTGATGCAAGCGGGTTGTTCTACCCGCTACAGCGGGATGAGGGAATAGTGAACAAAAACATTATGGCTATTTGCGAGGGTGCGACCGATTCGTATACGATGGCAAGGTACAGTTTAGTCACCGGTGTGTTGTCGGCCTCCACGTTGGTGGGATTGCAGGAGGTTATCCCCTCCTCGTCCTACGAGTTTGTTCTTTGCTTTGATGCAGACAGTGCGGGGAGAGAAGCCGAACGCAAGGTCTTGGCGATGTTCCCCAACCAAAGTTTCAGTCGGTTGGTACTCGGCAAATATAAAGATGTGAACGAAATGGTGTGCCAGCGCGGGATTGAGGGAGTGTTGGCGGAAAAGATAACCCGCGACGCTACCCCCGACCTTGAGTTTATTTCGGGAAGCTTGGCACACGCCCCCGTCAATTCTGCTCTTTGGCTGGGGTTCTGGCCGCCAGACGTTCCGAAGGGAGCGCCGACCAGTTTTTCCCCGCGAGATGGGTATAGTTGGTACGTCTTTCCTCCCGATATTGACCCGCTGAAAGCGCGGGAGTGGTGCTGGACGAGGCATGTGTCCGGCTATGTGTGCAAGGAGGCATAGGTGCTCGTAGCAATCGTAGTTTTCAAGACAGAAAGCGGCGTGATTGGCGGGGACTTTGCCTATGAGGGTATTCGTTCGTGGAAAACGCAGGGAGGGTTCTTGGTTCTCACTCGCAGTCGCCATGAGCACATCATCGTACCGTGTGACGCGTTCACGTCTGCCGAGATAAGGGTTGATAAGGATTTTGAGGAGGTGTCGCCATAACCTACGACCAGTATAGGCAAGCAAGGGCTGAGTTTGATGCCCTTTTTGAAGTGATAGCCGAAAAGACCGATAAGGGAGTGGTTGCGAGGCTTCTTGCCCTGCATGATTTTCTAAAAGAGGCGATTTCGTGACCCGCGACCAGATTATCTCCGACTATCAGCTTGGCGACTTTGAGGCCGCCCGCCTTCGCCTGAATGAACTGCGGGAGACGGGGGTTTTAGAAAGTGACATGGGCTATGAAAAATTGGAGATGTTTCAGGCGCATACGGACTTTCTGGAGACGGTTCTTCAGGAAGCAAAGATTAAGCGTTCAGAGTTAAATGGCCTCATTGAAGTCTTGGATAGCATGAGCAAACAAGCCCATGCGCAGATTAAATACTGCTCAATCACGCTCTCACAATTACAAAAACGTCAGTAAAAATCTGTCAATCAGGAGGCACTATGCCACAAACGGAAAGCCACGTATACACGGAGGAAGATCGCGATGTTACCGCTATGATGATAGCCGACGCCATCGCCACAGGAAAGACGAGCGGAGTTTGGGAAGAAATTGCCGCCGAAATCGGGGTCAGTAATCCCGACGCGGTAAGAAAGTATGCTCGTTCCCTTGGCCTTCCCCCCATCAGGTTGAACAAGCAGGCGCTCGAAGCCCTATGGCAACGCCCGCCTGTTCCTGACCTCGCAAGTCAGGTTCTCCACATTGAAGCGGAGAGGGTGGGCGTCAGTGGTGACAAGCACGAACCCTTTATGAACCGTGATTTATTTTACCGCTTTCTCGACACTTGTCAAGGGTGTGACACAATTATCGACCTTGGCGACGACGGGCAGTACGACGCCTTTTCCAAGTTCGCATCCCGTTCTTCCGGCTCGGACGATCTCGCGCAGACGGTCGAGTGGATTGAGCAGGATATTGACCTTGAACTCCAGGTAGCAGAACGGGTCGTGAAAATCCCTGGCAACCACGACTTCTTTCTCTCGCGCATTACCAACGGGGCACTCAGCCCGTGGGCCTTAATCAACACATGGGCTAAAGCCAAATACGGCGACAGGGTAGTATTCAGCCAGTTCCCCATCGCCTATCTCGCGCTCGGCAAGCAGAAGTGGGTTCTTCACCATCCCGACAGTTACCGTGTCGTTCCTGGAAGCGTAGCGCGGGAGTTTGCTGACGAGTACAGTTCTAACACGATTTGCGGGCATAGCCACGTCACCAATGAAAGCAACAGCAAGGGCGGGTATTGTGCCATTGACGTGGGCGGGCTGGTGGACGAAAGGAAGATGCCCTACAGGTACTACACCGACAAGCCCTACTGCAAGTGGGTTCCTGGGTGGGTTGTCCTCACTCCCACTAATCACAGTTTGACCAAGATTGACCCGTTGGACGGCACATACGGCACGTCGTCCATGCTGAACTAAACGATGACAGACGAACAGAAAGCAAGGTTGTCTGTGGCACTAATGGGGCACACGGTATCGCCTGAAACCCGTAAGAAGATTTCTCTTATAAATACCGGTCGTGCCCAGTCTCCCGAACTGCGGGGGAGAAAATCCGCCACGTTGATGGGGCATACGGTGTCCACGGAGACTCGCGCAAAGATTTCTTTGGGGAATATGGGAAATACAAAATGGTTAGGTTCTCACCATTCGGCAGAAACTATTGCCAAAATCACCGCGTGGAATCGAGGCAAAATTGTTTCTCCCGAAACGCGGGCAAGAATATCTGCTGGTCTGTGGAAGGGTGGCCAGATGATTGCCAACGGGCGACGTCGTGCCAAACGTCGCTCAATGGGGTATGTCTTTCTAAACAAATGGTTTTCCGGCTGCGACGGCCACCATGTGGACAATGAACAAATTATCAATATGCCAAGGAAATTGCACCGAGGCAAAGGAAACGGCCACAATCATTATACCGGAAGGGGTATGGCTCGAATGAATGCCATTGCATACAACTTTCTTTTCAAACAAGAGGTCGAAGCGGCCTTAGGGGTGAACTGATGAAGATAACCATGGAAGGAAAGTACCAGACAAGAGACGGTACTCCAGTAAGGTTGCTGGCAACAGACCTCAAGACCACTCCGCGCCCCGTTGTTGGAATTGTAACCGACGCTCAAAACTATGATTCGGTTCTTACGTGGAATCTAGAGGGTTTTTTAGATGAGGACGGCAGACACCGCCCCCTTGACCTCGTTCCGGCACTCACAAAATATGGGGGTTGGGGCGTGGTAAACAAACAAGGGGAACTGATTGCGGCCTTTTCCGACAAGGACGCATGGTACCGTGCTAGCATCCGGCGGGACTTGTTTGGCGGCGACAGTGTTGTCCGCCTTAGTTGGGAGAACTGACGTGGCCGCACTCAATCCTATCGAGGATTTCACCGAGAAGATGTCCGAAGAAGTCGCGGAGGGAAGAATCAATTCCTCTGCCGAGGGCATGGTTTCCCTGCTTTCCCAAGTTCTGAATGGTGCACCGAACGCCACAGAGAAGCTTGCGGGGGCGTGTTATATCCGCTCTTTGCAACGCCGCGACGTTATCTATGGTACGTGGCCGAAGCTCGACCGCACGAACAACTAGGGGGACACAATGAGTGAAGAGCGGCTTGATTTTATTCTGGACGGTATTTGGGACGAACTTATGACTATGAACGCTCTCACCGCATTGAAGTTTCAGCACGACCCGTGTCTCTCTTCGGAAGAGAGGGGGTTCGTGGCGGGGGTTGCCAGTTCGGTCATTGAAGCCGAAGCTGATGCCCCCTTTCCCCATGGAGGGGAGGACGAGGAAGGGGAAGTCGGTGGCTGCTAAGTTTGACCAGTTTGCAAATAGGGCCGCCCAATTTACCAGCAACGTCACCAAGTTGATTCGACAGGGAGCGCACGGCTGGATTCAATGGAAAGGAACGGACGTGTGCATGGACTTCAACTGCGGCAAGTGTGGCTACCGAGGGCATATTGATGACGAGTTTGTTTACTACATTGAGTGCCCTGAGTGCCACGCCCTCTACGAAGTCAGCGGCTTCGTTGAAATGATTGAGGCGGACGAGAGCAATAGAAGCAGTGCCAAACATTGCAGGGAGGACGATTGAAAGCGTGGGTTCATAGCGAGCACAAGTTCGCCGACGCCCTTGGCCTCACCCGCCTTGAGCACTCGAAAACAAACTGGGGGGCAGTGTGCCCTGACGCACTTGGGGGCGGGGAGTATGGAGGCCCCCCGCTCCTGCTGGAATCCAAGTCGCGCAAGAGTGGCTTTCCCAAGCTGATTCAGGACGCGATGGCGCAGGCCCTCTCGTATAAAGAGTGCAAGGGGAGGGTGCCGGTGGTGGGGCTGCATAGAAATGGTGGACGTAAAAACGAGGACTGGCTTTGTGTCCTGCAACTCAAAGATTTTGTGGAGATAGTTAGTGCATGGGATGGGAGGTTCTATGAGAAAACTGGGTAAGGTAGTTTTTATGGGCGAGGCGGAGTACTGGACAACACTTCGCCGGACGAGTGATGACGACGATAAAATGTTTACCGCTGGAAACAATGCGGGGAAGTTTCACAGTGCTGGCGGGTATAGTCATACCTTGCCAAAACTCAAAGAAGAACTGCGCCAACTGCGGGAGCAGGTTGCCCGCTACCAGACAATCGCCGAGATATTCGAGGTGAACGCGTGAGTACAAGAAAATCCCTGAATCCCGCGTGCTGGGATTGTAAGTTCTACCTCGCCTTGAATGGCGTTCCCATGTGCTGCGTCACGGCGAAGAACGTAAAGATTGCCATGATGCCGATGCGGTGCGAGATGCGGGAAAAGGTGAAGAAATGAGCGAGTTTACGAGCTTGGAGGCCAGCAAGCGGCTGGCTGTGGCGGGGTTTGAGGCGCCGGAAGGATTTGACACCGTTGGCTATCCGTTCAAATGGCTGGAGCGCGCCCCTGGCGATGTTGACCTTGTAGAAGGTTGGCATGGGGCGGAAAGCGGAGACGGCCCGATTGCTTACCGTGCCGACACCCTTCTTGCGTGGCTGCTGAACAAAGAATGGGATATTGACATCGGTCAACTCCATAAGTTGAATGATAAGATAGTCATTGACGCGGTGCTATCTGGAACGAATCAGAATATAGCGACTGAGGGGCCTACCCTCTGTGACGCCCTGGCGGAATTGGTATTGAAGGTGATAAATGCCTGAGCGCGTCAGTAAGAACGAGGAGCTGGCCGTTTTAACGTGGGCCGTTACCCACCCCAAAGACGACATTCCCCTTGTCCCTTCCGACTTCTTTTTTCCCGACCATCAGCTCATGTGGAAGCTCATTAAGGCTGGTTTTAATGACAAGGTACGATTAGAGATTGAGCTGGGCAAGGTCAACAAGGCCCGCCTCGTGGACGAGTTGTGCGTGGAAGTCGTTGACATAGAACCTCTCTGGCAGGACTTGGCGCAGAAGGCGCAGGGGCGTGAACTCATACGCATGCTTGAAAGCCAGCAGGAGAACCCCGACCCGTTAGCCATCGAAGCCTTTATCCAAAGCATGAGGACGGTCGGGCAGGCGAAACCCATCAGCCAGCTCTTCAACATGGACGAGATCGAGGGGCTGTCGAAGATGAGGATTTTTAAGACCGGCTTCACTACCCTTGACAAGTTTACCAAGCTGATGAAGGGAGAGTATTGGGTGCTGGCGGGGGAGACCTCTCACGGCAAGACCCAGATGGCCCTCAATATGGCGGTGAACCTTTGCCGCAACCAAGGCGCGAAGGTGTTGTTTGTCTCGCTGGAAATGACCTACTACCAAATCTTTATACGGCTGGTCAACATGCTCTACGACTTTCCGCTGGAACAGTGCGACTATGGCAACCCGCAGTTCTTGTCTTTCTTCTACAAAATGTTTATCGAGAACGAGTGGTTGAACAACCTGTGGGTGCAGGAAAGCTGCTCCAACGAACTCTCCGCCGTCCTCGGCTATATTCGTCAGGTCAAGCCAGACGTGGCAATCATTGATTATCTGCAACTGATACAGATCGGTGGAAACTCGGGGGAAGAGAAGGTAGTTAATCAGGTAACGACCACACTCCGCGCCCGCGCCCAGCACCAGCCCATTATTATGCTGTCACAATTCAGCAGAGGGCAGCCAGGAGACGAGAAAGCCAGTTTGCGGCGGCTCAAGGGCAGCTCCGCCGTCGAGCAGTCCGCCTCCGTCGTGGTCTTTGTAGAAGCAGAGACAAAGGGCCTCGACCCCGAAACGCAAAGGGAAAAAAGGGCGTGGACATATCGCCTCGTGAAAAATAGAAACTGGGGTACGACTGCCGATTATCCAATAAATATGAACGCGCATTACGGAAAGATGTCAGAAGAGGTGATTCAATGACAAAGGTAGAAGAACTACGAGAACCCGCCTACAACGATGTAGCACACTATCTGTTCGACTGTGGGCATGGTGACAATGCGGAGAAAGAGGCAACTGCCGAGATTGACCTCCTCATCGCCGCCGCCCGCGCAGAAGGGTTTGCCGAGGGGGTAGAATGGACAACGAGCGAACTGGCCGTTGAGTCCCCCGCCATGGTAGAATTGCCAAAATCCTATGGTGATTCCCTGCCCATAAAGGAGAAACCCGCCTACTACGCCGTTGGTGACAATGGCCAATCTGGACAAGCCGCAACATCGTCGGGTGCATATTGGAAGTCGATCTATGTGTCGCCACCTGAAATAAATGGAGGTGAGTAATGCAGCGGCTAGGCTTTGTCTTTCATGAAGACCTTGAACTTAAGGACGAGTTCGGCCCCATGGTGGAGGCATGGATGAACAACACGGGGCACACTGACCGCCGCATCCTATCTCAGGATTGCCTTCACGACCTCTTAGTCAACTGCGCGTGGTGGAAGGGGAAAATGGAAGCCGATTATAACCGCTATCGCGGGTCGTATCTGCCCACCGTTGCCTTGCACGGCGACCTCATGGAGACCGACAATGGGTTTCGTGCTGTGGGCAATTGACGCTTTTCTTCTGGGGGTGGCGACATGGATAGTCGTGAAGCAACCATTACTGTAAGCCCAACAAGTATCAGCTTTTACCTAGATTGTCCTCTCGCGTGGCGGCACCGCTACCTCGATAGTTGGGATGTTCCTGACGCGGCCCCCGCTCTGGCGGGCAGTTTCCTCCACAAGACCGTCGCCGACTTCTTAACGGGCGGGCCGCTTCCATTGTGGGGCGACCTCATGGACGAGATTTCAGAGAAAACGGACTCCGACCCCTTCGCCGCCAAGGAACAGGCAGAGAAGCAGTGGGGCGTCTGGTCGGCAAACACTCTCTTCCGCGCCCCCGATGGGGTAGAGATTGAGATACGGACGGACGACCCGACCCTGGGGCACGTTCACTGTTTCCTCGACTACGTTCAAGTTCCCGTCCTCGTTGACCACAAGTTTGTCGGGAAGCTGGGGCGCAAGAAAGAGGCGTTGCAGTTGGCCTTCTACCGCCGCTTTGCCCCCTGCACGACGAGGTGGGCGTATGAGCTGATCAGCCCCGAAGAGTACAAAGTTCAGTGGGTGAGTGTGCTTGAAATGGACAAGGCCGATGCCCTGATTGACGCGACCCTTGACTGCATCAAGGAAGGGGATTTTACAGCTGCGCCGAAAAGGTACGGGCGCGACCCCTACTGCGTCTATTGTCCATTTTGTGAGAATTGTGAGGAGGCGAGAAGATGAAAGAGATACCAAGCGGATTTTCTTGCAATGGTTGTGTCTTTCTGGGGGCAGATGATGACGGGTGGATAGACCTGTACCAGTGTACCCTGTTAATTGGTGCCTGGGGAGAGAGCGGGGAGCGGATTAGTGAATGTCTTGCCACCTATCCCAACGGAGCAACGGTGACGATTGTACCAAAGGAGAGGGCGGGCTAGTGTAATTTACCCCTTGCAGGAATTACGAAACTCCGTATAATAGTAATATAGGAAATACGGGCAAGTCGCTATCGGCGCACCGTAATAGGAGGTTCAAATGGGTGAAAACTACAGCAGCAGGAAGTGGACGGTTTCTGACATTATCGACACCTACGGCCCGTCTAAGATGGGGTCGTTCAAGCTGACCTTCAAGGCGACGGACGGGAATATCTCCACTACCGTCAAAAAGTGGTTCAATAAGGGCGAGGCATTGTGGGAGAACGGCAAGGAGTTCACCGCTGCGCTTGAGGAAGTCACCAATACCTACGGCACCGATCTCATGGTGAAAGAGGACAAGCCCGCTTTCGGGGGTGGTTTCAAGAAGGATGACCCTCAAAAGGAAGCCCGCATCATGCGGGGCAACGCCCTGAACGCGGCGAGTTATCTGTTCGCGGGGAAGGGAAAGGACTGCCAGGGCGCAATGTGGGCCACCTTCCGTGCGATGGATGAGTTCCTGAAAACAGAGAAGCGGGTTAGAATGTCCACCACCGAGCAGCACGCGGCCATCGTCAAGATGTTCAAGGACGATATTCCAAACGCCCGCGCCGCAGTGTGGAGCAAGTTCGGGCGGGAGTATATTGAGGAACTTTCGTTCGAGGAGGCGGCTTCTTTTCGTGGGGAATGAAGACCCCCGCCTAGCCCTTCTTCTTTGGACGTTCGATGCACACGAGGTAGACCAATGAAGGCAAAGGAGGCCGGCAATGACAAGTAAGGTAGAGGAACTGAACAAGAAGGCTGAGGGGGTGAAGATATGACCTATATCATCAGCAAGGAAGTTGATAGTGCTTGTCTGAACTGTACCCGATTGGGTAATGGCTGCGCGGGCGGTGTGCCGCGAACGAACGTGTCAATGTCTTGCCGGCGGACGCCCGACGCCACATGGAACGGCGATCATGGCGGGTTCACAGTGAAGGAGGCGGCTAGTGAAGTGCATTGATTGCGGCAAGCACGGCATGGTTTTTTGCGCTATGGGTGAGACGATTTTGAAGTCTGAACTGTGTTGCCAAGCGAGCAACGAAAAAGTGGTCGTGGCGGGCGCAACCAAAGCGGTCATGACGGCAACGGAAGCGCCCACATGGTGTCCGCTGAAGCATGAGGAGGCCGACAATGGCAACAAGGGTTGAGGAACTGCGAAAAGTGATTGTCAGTGATTGGTGGTTTGAGCAAAAAGTTATGGATGAGGTTGATGCCCTTATTTCTGCCGCCCGCGCAGAGGGGGCGGAGCAGGAGAGGGAGAGGATAAGAAAAGTCTCTCGCTTCCTTCTGGCAAACGAGAACGTGGAAGAAGGTTTTGAGTTGTGTACTGGCGACGAGGAGTATGGCAGTTATATTATTGTGCCAACAGACAATTACCGACTGGTGCGAGAAACGGATATGTTCCCTGAAGTTCCCGCTTCCGTCCTCGCCCCTGATACAAAGGAGGGGAAGTGAGCGACAAGGCGAAGAAACTCCAAACCATGCTGGAGGGGCTAGGGCACAAGAATGTGAGGGTGTGGTGGGAGCCGATTAATAACGTGGTCAGTGCCCCAAAAGGCTGGATGTACTACAGCGACAACGAGAGGCTTGCCGAAGGAGAGGGGCTTGGCATCGGCTACAACTTCGCGGAGGCAACAGAATACATCCGCCTGTACATGAAAGCGGCGACCCCTGCCCCAAAGGAGAAGCCATGACTCTCACTGACCTTGTTCCTTCTCTTGAAGTCTGCCAGCAGTTGAAGGTGGCTGGATTCCCGCAGGATACGGCGATGGTGTGGGCGAATAAACATGATTTTGACGACGACACCGACCCCTTCACGTTTAATGTTGCAGATTGGATTGTTGTAGAAAGAATCGGAATGCTTGACGATGATGGAGACCCGATGAACGAGTTTGTTGCCGCCCCTACCGCCGAGGGGATCCTGAGGGAGTTGCCGCCCTATTTACGGGGAAGTTGCGTTCAACTTGATTTGAACGTATCGCATGTGGTAGGCTGCAATTTTGACGGCGTACAACAAGAACCGTTGTGGATAGTCCAATGGTGTTGCCCAGAAATAGATGAGGTTGTGGGGAGACAAGAGTCGCGGTCTTTTCTTGTCCTTGCCGCTTCTGCCGCCTATTTCTGGTGGAAAGGGGAGAAGCCATGAACTACGACACGATGAGTGTGCAAGGTTTACTTGACCGGTATGTCAGAGTCACAAATACCGATGTCACGAGTTCCCACTATGAGGGACAAAAGCCCGCAGAATTGGAGCGAACCGTCTCCGCCCTCCGCAAGGCCGTCATCCGAGAGGCAAGCGTGGGGGAAGTGACCGTGAAGGTTACAGAGAGCGAAGATGAACTCACTGCTCCTGTCGGCTCTCCCGATAGAATCGTTACGTGTTCTGAGCAGATTGTTTCTCAGGCTTGGGTTCCAGAAGGGAAGTATAACCTTGTACCAAAGGAGACCCCATGAAGGGCGACCAGTTCGCGCCAATTGAGGCACCTTATCTGAAATTATGGAGGGAGAGACTGGCAGATAAAGACACTCCCCGCCCGACGAAGGAATTAGACAAGGTGGTGGCGCAGATTAAGAAAGGAAAACTTCCCAAAAGGAGAAAATGATGTCCGTATTCAGCGGAAACCCGCCACCGCCTTCGGGCAATGACGGCGCGTACGACCTCCTTTTCCAATTAGACGCGTTCAGGGCGCAGACAAAATTTGCCTTGAACTGCCTCCCCTACAAGATTCGCATGGCCGCTCCGTCAATAAAAGAGTTAGCGGACGAGTTCTGCTCTAGTTCTATTGGGCAAGGAACGGCGGCGGATAGTCTAATGGGGATTCGCGTTGTGGAGTGTTCCCTTGTTCCCGACCATGAGGCGTGGGTTTTCTACCGCGACTTAGCCGCCGAGTTGGGGTTCAGCGTAAAGAAAATCAAGTGGGGCAAACCCAAAAGCCCCCTTTCGGGGGCTGAGTTTAGGGCAACCGAGCATCCTGTTTTACGGGTTCGCGCCCCTGCATGAGATACATCTTCAATCCCGTGAGGAGCATTTCCCCGTACGTCACCCCGTCCTCGATGGCGCGGTACTTGACAATGTAATTGTTCCAAATATAATAAAACCCCCGTGGAGTGGGGTAAGGAGGCAACTTGGGTATCTATGCCAAAGATATCTTAGATTTCCAGCACCACATGCGGCGACTGGTCAAAGACGAGTTTCCATCGGCATTTGGCGGCAAAGCCGAGGTTGGGCACCACTTGCTGCGGCGGCTGAACCACCCCAGCCAAGTGAACGATCCCCGCGTCATCGTTCCCGTCACGGCGAAGCAACACGACCAATTTCATGCCAACCCGCCGACCATTGTGTTTTTAGGGTTTTCCCTAGACAGGAACAACGAGATTGTCGGAGTCCTGTTTGATTACCACGGCAAGGAGTATGGGTGGTTAAATAGAAAGTGGCTTGAGGCATGGAAGGCGATAGATTAAACACTAAGGCCCCGCAAGGGGCCTTTTCCATTTCTACTGTGACAACTTTTGGCGGGTTACTGTGACATCCAACTCAGAAAGTTAACAGAAACCGCAACAATTTGACATGGAGGTATCCGGCCTTTCCCGAGGTGTCCAGAAACCATTTATATATAGAAATGGGGAACGGAATGACCCGCTCACACTTTAACGGTGCATAATCTGACCCCGACCTACACTTTCACGGTGCTAACGTTTTGCTGGGGTCAGCAAGGCGTGACGAGTTGTCATAACCCTTAAGATTTTCTGAAGTATTCGGTATTTCCTAAGAGATCGAACCGGCTACAATCCGTAGCCATTTTGCCGACGTGGACAAAATGGTGGACACCGCCCTGCAACTTGTAAGGATTACTTGTGAGTTCAAACCAAATGACACTATGATGTGCTGGTTTGATTGCCGAGGACGCACATCATAGTGTCATTTGGAGTGCAAGAAAGTCAGCAACTCACTTGCTAAAAAGTTGCGAGAACGTAGGGATTGTGTACATAAGCGAGGAAAAGTTGCCAGTATGTGCATTATTTGCACATCTGATCTGCATACGGTTGAGCGTATCTAATGCAAATCATAATAAGAATTCCACTATTATCGGAAAGTGGCAATTTGCAATAATAAGGACACGCACCCTTAACTCAATTCACGTTTGGTGTAACACGGTTCGTGTTATTCCGATAGAATAATTCCAAATGGATAATTCCGCACTATGCCAAATGATTGTGCCAAACCCTTAAATAGGAAAACCGCATCATTGTTAACGATGCAGCAATATTTGCTTCAGTTTTAGGCAAGAACTTTAATAAAGATGGATTAAATCTCACTCCACCTGAGAGCCAACTGGAGTAGTATTGATGCAGCAGCTTGATACTCATGTTTGGTGCTGGTATAAAATATCCGCTCTGCCTACGCTTTCGTCAACTAGCCGCCAAGGGGGATATGAAAAGACCCCCAGTCACGGAACGGGCTGGGGGTACGAGAGGCTACCGTATTCTAGCCTTATGGTCCTGGCTCCTTAGCCTGCCCCCGTAGAACTAATCTTGCGGGGTACGATTGTGCGGAACGGCCCTATTGAAAGCCGCTAAAGCCCCGAGACTGACATCTCGGTGTTGCCTCTCTGGGCAACGTGGTCACCGTGTTCTGACCCTATGGACCACACGTACGGAACTGGCTGGATTTGCCCCCCATTCTAACCCTCGGTAGGGAATACGGGTGCCAGGGTACTATTAGTGCTGGCTCGCTGGCCTGCCCCCGTAGGTCGAACCTTGCGGGGTACACATTTCAGAACCTGGCGCGTGCCCTTTGGCACGGCTTTAATCGCGAAGGCTAACCCTTCTATACTATTATACGGGTTTTAGTGTTTCCTGCAAGGGGTACACTGGCCCTTTTTCTTCTTTTTCTTCCGCTCCACCAATGCTTTGACCATTTGCTTGGATACCTGATAGTTGTTGTCCTCATCAAGCCCGCATCCCGTCAAGTATTGGAGACAGTGGAATAATTCATGGGCTATCGCCAGGCGAGTTCGGTACTGTGACATTTTCTCCATGATAAGAACCTCAACCGTTTGATAGCCCTTTGTTCCAGGGGGAACGTTGGTCACTCCCTCTGGTGCTTTCCCGTCTGGTTCCTCCCCGACAGAACGGGGAACGTCCTTGTAAGCCTCTAAAAGCTTTGCGGGTACTTTCTCAACGGTTATCACCGTGTATTTCATGGGGCCAGTTCCTCATAATTGCCCTTGGGCCGCCAACTGAAAGGCCCGAACTTCTTGATGCCGTAAGTCTCGGGGTTCTCCGCGATGGTCGCAAAGGTCATAATGATGTTGTCTGTCGCGGTAGTCATGTAGACCTTTGCGTCAGCAGGGTATGTCTTGGCGTTGTGAATGAGTTGTCCAATCGCACTAGCCCGCCCGTTGACAAAGTGCTTGAGCGCGGCGTTGCTCGACCTGCTGGTGGCATCTACGAGAGCGTAGAAGTCATCGACAGCGGCGTTGCTGCTTGTTGTGGGGTCTTTGACAATGAACCGCTTGGTGAGAGGGGAGGCTTGTGTAGACGTTCCCTGCCCCACCATGTCGAAGACGTACTGTACCTGCGAGGGAATGTCCGCTAAGAATGACCGCACCAGAAAGGCCGCTTGCCCCTCGTCCATTCCCGTCTTCATAAGGGCGGCTTCCAGTGGATTTGCGGGGGGTGTACCGACGGCTGCCGTTACTGCTGCCCCAGTAAAGAAGTTCAGGTTGTACCTATATTGCAGGAAGATATTGAGGGCGGGGGGAAGGAAGAAGTTTTCCGGCCCAGGAAGAACCGAGACCGCCTGCCTCGCAATGTCCAGTGGGTCACCCTTGTAGCCGAGTACGTAGTCTGTTGCGGCCTTGATGGGCTGGAACCCAATGGGAACGGGGAGTTTCACCCACCCGCCCGAAGGGGTCGGAAAGTAGAAGTACGAAGCGCGGTCGCGCAGGAGCTTGTACTCTTTCTCTTTCCCAGCCTCTTTGATGGCGAGGGCACTGACAAGGGCAAAGATAATCGTGGCAAGATTACGCCCCGCCAGTTTCTCGGCTCCCTGTTTTCTAGAGAAGGTTCCGCCCTTGTCCCCGATGGGAAGTCCGAAGAAGGTGTTACGATAGGCCACCCTCATAACGGCGATTGTTGCTCGCGTAAAAGGAATACAACTGGGGATGAAGTCATTGAAGAACGTGCCGTGCAGAGCAAAGAAACCAGTGGAGGCAAAGTAGCCGTGGAGCTGGTCTAAATATGTTCCGCCTCGGTCAAGGATGCTCTCCGCAATGACGGAGCGGGTAAGTGATTCCCCGATTTCGTTGGGGTAGGTTATGATAGATGTAATGGTCTTCAGCGCCTCGATTGCCCTTGTTCCTTTCGACATCATCGGGTCGCGGTAGGAGTCAAACCACTGGGACAATCCTGGACTCTTGAACGCCCGAATCGTGCCCTTGACTAAGCCCTTTGGAGTAAAGGGAACCGTCCCCACCCCCTGTATGCTATCTCGCATAATATTATAGAGACCGAATGCGGGGTTGAGACCTGTAGCAAAAAGACGAAGTGCGGTTGTCGGAGATTTGACTAGCCACTTTTCCCATGTTGGAACTTCTGGCTTGGCAAGGGTCAGGTTGTGAACCGACTTGGTGACGTTCGTGTCGTGGACGTCGTAAGCCCTGTCTACCCCGTTTTCTTTCAGGTGGACGACGCTGTCGGAAAGGACGGTCGTTGCCACCTCGGAGTTCTTGTTTGACCTTACTGCCTCCCGCTTGGCATTGTTGATACCCTGCGCTCTGATGGCGTCACGATAGACCGCCAATAATCCAGGAAGCGGTTCAACAACCTTATCAAGTTCGGTCAGGCCGTGGGTACGTTCCAGCGGGGCAACGCCACCACGGTCAAAGATGTCCGTTCTTCCTGCCGAAAGGGAGACATAATAGTTAGGATGCGCCTTTTCATTGGCATAGGTTTCAGGTGAGAGGAATTGCCTGTAGAACTCTGGGAGGAGTGCGTTAGCTTTTCCAAGCTCTTGCGCTGCGGCCATGTAATCCACGAACAACTGCGGCTCGTTCTTCTGAAAGTTGACCAAGCTCATTCTCGCGTCGTCGATGTGCTGTTGCGCGAGCTTCATCTTGTCGGGGTCGAGTCCTGCGGTTGCCTCAATGGGAATACCCGCCCGCTGCAAGTGCTGGAGAAACTTGCCGTAGTTGGGGCCGTACTGTTTAAGCTGGCGGTTCAAGATGGCGGGGGCAAACTCTCCCTCAACGGGAACCTTGTTGCCGGTCTCGTCAATGTAGAAGGGGTGAGCGTATTCCTCTCGCAACACCTCGTCGGCCTCAATCGCCATTGTCATCCATTCCGCTCCGGCGGGAGTTTTCATCAACCCGTCGAACTGGTTTTCATACCGGCGGACTTGAAGGTCTCTCCCCTCCTTGAACTTAGCCATGCCGGAAAGGCTAGTGTCCTTCGTTCCGGCGGTATTCTGAATGTAGTTGTCAAACCCCTTGCCTGTATTGCTAACACTTTTTAACACGGCGGGGCTAGTAACGCTAGTAGTACCGTTTAGTTCTATCGTAGAATAGTCAATGAGGCCGTGCGCGGGAGAGGCGTTTCCGAGTGAGGGGGCCGCCGCTGGCGCAGAGGTCGAAGTCAAGAATGAAGCAGGGACACTGGCGGGGTTTGCAATCTCGCCATGTGCCACCACCTGTTCTTCCACCTTGCCGTCATATACCGCCTTATTGTTGTTGATGGTCTCCTGCGCCCGACCGATGGCGTCCTTGACCGTGGCACCCTGACCGATAAGATTGCCAGAGCGTGCTTCGATGACAGAGAAAGGACGAGATGTAGCAAGACTTGCCGAGTGATTTGCAAGGCCCTCTGCTTTTGCTTCCTCTTCCGTCAACCGTGTCAGATAATAGGTATGGGAATCTCCCTTGAGTTCCAGTCGCTTTCCTGTCTCTGGAATAAATGGGCCAGCAATTCCTTTCTCTGCTGCCGTCGTCGGAGAATAAGCACGGACACTTTCGGTTCCAGAGGCAAGCCGATAAGTCATAGGGGTTTTAATTGTTGCTACATCCCCTCCGCCTACCCCGTCTGTCCTGCGAGAACCTACCGCGTCTATCCACTTGCCCCATTTTGCCACACTAGCCCCTGTTTTGGCTTCCCCTTGAGGGGAAACGGGGGGAGACGTACTAATACTGGTCTTTTGATTTAAGATTGTCGTGGCGGTGCCAATTTGAGGGGTAGTTGATAAGGGGGGGGAAACGGAGGGCGGAATCGGGGCAATTTGGACGGCAGGTGTTTCCATTTTGGAAATAGTTGGGGCGGGTTGTGTTACCTCCCCCAGCAGTTTATTCCCCTCAATACCATACCACTCTTTCAGCTGGGGTTTGTCTACCCCCATCGCTTCAAGCGGGGTAGTGCCATTCGTAAACATCACTACCCGCCGTTTGGTGTCCAAGACAACATTCGTGGCGGTGGGGTGCTGAACCTGAACGGATTTCAGATCCACCTTCGCCGTGACA